CCACCACAGCGCAAGGTAGATTGACTACGCAAGTAATAACAGATAAAATATAGCAAAGGAGTTTTTTATGAATTACGAAATTGCTAAATCTTTGTTTGATTACCAAGATGGTTTTTTAGTTTGGAAGAAATCATTTGGAACAATTAAATCTGGTGCGCAAGTTAAATCTGTTAGTAATCGAGGATATGTTGTTGTGCAAGTTGCAAAAAAACGCTATTTGGCACATCGAATAATTTGGTTACTTGTACATAAACAAATGCCAACAATGATTGACCATATAGATGGTAATAAAACTAATAACAAAATTGAAAATTTGCGTGAAGTTGATAACACCTTAAATCATTGGAATGAAAAGAAAAGGTCAACAAATAAATCTGGTCATAAGGGTGTTTGGTGGCATAAACAAAGTGAAAGATGGGAAGCCGCTTGCAGAGTAAACGGAAAACAAAAAACTATTGGGCGATTTATAAGGATTCAAGATGCAATCAAAGCAGTCAAAACATTTAGAGAAAAAGAACATGGACAATATGCAAATCACGGCTAAATGCACTTGCAAATGTTTGCCGCTGACGGATGAGGAAATCACCGAAATCTTTTCCACCACAAATGGCTTAGATTTCTATTTGAACTTTGCCAGAGCCATCGAAGCCGCACACGGCATTAAGGGGGAAGCAAAATGATGCCTCAAATTGATTTAGGTGCAACTTTTTCAACACATAAGTTCAAACTTTGCGCTAAATGCGATACTGATAAACCACCAGAAGGAGGCATTGAAATTGGTCACAAATGGATGTGTCAATCCTGCTGGTTAAAAAAGATTACTGGAGTACATCTGAAACAAAACCGAATAGATGGAGGAAAGCAATGATTGAACAAGGTAAATATATTGATCGATTAGTTTCAGATTTACTTCATGTTGTTCATCAAAGAGATGAAACCATGTATATGGCTACAGTTATTGGTGCTTTGGAACTTGTAAAACAACAGTTGATAACAGAAAGCTTGGAGGATGATGATGAGTAAAGGCTCAACACCAAGGAAATTTTCAGTAAGCAATGAAGAATACTCTAATCGGTGGGATGCTATTTTTGGTAGAGACAATGCGGAAAAAAACAAAGAGAAAAGTAATCTGGAATCTAGTGAATCCAATCACGCACGCCATCGTGGGGGCATCAATAACCCACAGGGAGAGGTTGGACAAACTCAGACTTCTTGAGTACGCAGCTCTAGACGCAATCACAAAAGGTTTAGGAACCATCCAAGACTGGAGAACATTGGTAGATGTGATGAACCTGGCTGAGATGATGGGGAAAGGTGGTATTGGTCCAGAGGTTCTACCTATCTGTGAGAAAGCCCAAGAAAGCCTACACAAGGCTGCCATGCGCTATCAAGAAACCATGAAGATGGGGTTAGATGGTGTTGGCATTCAAGCCATCAGGGACTTAATTGAGTTTGCTGACCTACAGCAATCCAGTATTCCAAGGTCTGAGTTTGAGAAATACATTGTTAAAACCCAGAATTACATCAAGTCTCATGGAGACAAAGTAGTGGAGATAGTTTGATTCTGTAGCTATAATTCAAGCCATGAAACAACGTGGCGGCTCCAGAAAAGGTGCTGGTCGAAAGAAGATCAGCGAAGAGGGCAGGACTATCCGAGCAAGGGTAGCTCCTGTTCACGAACAAGCTTTGACTTTGGCGGGGAATGGTTCTTTGTCCGAAGGGATTAGACGTTTAGCAGAGAAACATTGGAGATTGATTCATGGAGACCAGCCCCGACAAAGCAATTCAGTATTTGATCGACACCGCACCCTTGTACGCCCAAGCGAAGTCAGAGCGCCTATATCTGGAGGAGTTCCGCAAGTCCAAGAAGGCTCACCTGATGAGCCAAGCAGGAACGGAAGTTCTGGGTAAACAAGAAACCTTTGCCTATGCCCATGAAGAGTACATCCAAGTCCTAGAGGGTATCAAAGCTGCAGTAGAGAAAGAAGAGAAATATCGTTGGTTGATGACTGCTGCCCAAGCAAGGATTGAAGTTTGGCGTACCAACCAGTATTCAGCAAGAATGGAAACCAGAGCCACACAATGAACAACAAACTGAACAACAAGGAAAGATTGCACCTGGCATTGGTTAAATCTCTTCCATGTTCAGTATGTGATGCGTCAGGACCATCAGAAGCCCATCATGTTAAGCAAGGTCTTCAGTACACCTGCATAGCCCTATGTCCTGATTGCCACACCAATTCCATACTAGGATGGCATGGTCAGAAAAGAATGTGGCACATCAAGAAAATGGATGAGATTGATGCCCTCAACATCACAATCCAACGACTTTTGTCTGCCAGGTCTGAAAATGAAAACCCTTTTTAATTTCAAAAGTTTCAAAAACTTTGAAGTTTAAAAAATTGGTTAAATCACTTTCCAAAATACCAAATGCGACTTTTCTGAAAAATGGTCCTTGATTAGGGTTTACCCTTAGTTTTTTGTTAGTTAGCACTCACTTACATCATCGATGTTAGTTGGCACTCACTAACTTAGCAGCAGAAACCTATGCGTGAGTTATGGTCTAGAGGCGTGCTTAAATCAATTTTAAGGGCTTTTTTAGCTTACTTTTTCGTTTCCTAATGGATAGGTAGCATCAACTACAAAAAATGGCTTAAATCTTAGATCCCAGAATGTGAGTGCTCACTTCGCAAAACCTTGCAAAAATACCCTAGTTTTTAGGCTAGGGCTTTTTTGTAAGGGTTTAAATACTGTCAGTCAGTACCCAAACCTCAGAGGCGTGTTGATAAAAAGGCCAAGAGTTGTCAAAGGGTTTGATTCTTAGGCCAAGTTCACCACTTGCAGGAAAAACAAAACATTCAAGCACCTCGCCAAGCTTTGCGGGGTTTGCTTCATAAGCCACGATTGATCCAATTTTGATCTGCTGCACGTTAATTACCTCCTAAAAATTCATCTAATTCTGCACTTCTAGAGCCTAGTTCCAAAAGTATGTACTCTCTCAGGACCTCTTCAATCACGCCCTGATTTTCCCCAGTAAAGAACATTCCCGCCAAATCTCCAGTCTGAATGCCAATTACATCTTGGATATGTCTGCAAGCTTCATCTAAGGCGTTTCTTGCGAGGTTTCTGACATCCTCATCAGTCATGTAGTGCCAAGCCTTCATCATTTGTCCACCTCATCACATAAACCCAAATCTTCACGAATGACTGCCATAGCTAGGCAAATATCTTCCCATTCTTCGTTGTAGGTTGGATCGCTCTCAGGGATGCAGTCTTCTCTGTATGAGTGAAGAGCATTCCAAATTATTTCAAGTTGTTTTTCAATATCATGCATATTTACACCTTTTAAAACTGTTGATAAACAAAAGAACCAGAATCAGTAATACCAATAAAAATACAACTGCTTAAAAGATAATTCTCAATATATTTAAGCATTTGGTCTTGATCCATTCCATCAATATCATTTTCTAATTTGTAGTTATGCACTATCTCATGAGGATATTCTTCTACATATTCGCAACAAATACCAATTGGATCAAACTCAATCTCAACGCCAATATCTCGTTCATATTCCTCAAAATACTCAAACATCATTATCAAAGCATCACGAGAAAAGTTGTCAGGACGCAATCTATCAAAAGCATCAATAAACTCATGGCAATTAATTGTTTGTTTCATATTTACACCTTTTAAAAAGAAAATTAAACGCTGGCTGCCCTAGTTGAAAGTCTCATACACCAATGCATCAATCTCTGCTTGTGTAGTGCCTTCTAGGAACCTCTCAAGGGCTTTGGAGGTGTGATAGCCATATCTACCGCCTCGGCCTGTATCGTGGTCACACGCCCACCTTGTCCACTTAGATCTGACGATAGCCTCAACCTCAAGATCTGAGTAGCCTTTATTCAATAACATCTGAATAACTGCATCCCAGTTCTTGAACCTATCAAAAGAATAAGCGCCTGAAGTTTGTTCTGCCAATACTTTGGCTTTATCTGTGATTCTCATTATGCGTCCCCTTCGTCAATATCCATCCATTGTTCAATTGGTTCTAATCCATTACATAAAAGAGATTGAATAGAACTGATAATCATTTCTGCGTGATATTTATTAAATTCATCGCTTTTTAAATAACTCTTGAATGCGATTAATACACCAAAAACTGAGTGAATCTCATTAACGCCCTCATATATCATCCAGTCGTTAATAACTTTAGGATGGCGCTTATCTTTTTTAATTACTTTAGTCATGATTACTCCCAAGGGTTTTTAAGATCTTTTGAAACTACTTCATAACCCAATTCTTTAATATGCTTGATAGCATCAAAAGAAAGGGTCTTAGTCTTGGTTAGTTTTGCAAAGGTTTTAGCCTTGTCGCAGACTGGGTAGAAGAGATAGCCACCATAGGCTTTGTCTACTTGGATTGTGATTGTGAGTTTTTCCATATTTACACCTATTAAAAAAAGAAAAGAAAAGAGATTAAGGGATCAAAACATCAAAGTAAGCAAGCATCAAAGCGAGTGCTGCACAGAAAAGAATCACGCCAAAGATGGCCTCAAAGATTACAGTCTTCATAACTTCACCTCATTTAATTCGTTGACCATTGACTCATATTCATCTTGGGAGATATGCCCTTGATAAAGCTTTTTATCTAACATATTCATTCTGCGCTCAATGAATGCTTCATGTTTTGCTTCGTCAAATGTTGACTCAATATCCTTAAACCTTGCGACACGATCAAAGATGTCTTCAAAGGCCGAGAGAAGGGTTTTTCTATTAGTTTCGTCTGCTACCCAATAAGCACTTGCCAAAGCCTTGGCAAAGGAACCATGAGAGCCTAATGCCATTGACCTAGCAATGACGTTCAGTTGTTGTTCGGAGTATTTCATGTTGACACCTATTAAAAGTTGAGAAAAGAGAGAGCAATTTCTGACCCTCTCACATATATAGCGAGAAAGAATCGTGCCAACTCTCGCAAGTTGTTGATTCTATTGACCCCTCCAAAACCCTATTAGTAAAAACCCTTAGAACCTGTGTATTCAATTTGATTTTGTAGCTACAGTTAGATCTCAGAAATAAAGGGTTAGCCCATCACTAGGGCTTCATCTCTTATAGGGGATAAGGTAAGGCTTATAGAAGGGAATATAAGAGATAGGGGTTAGGTTAGACCTAATAAGAAAACACATAGAGAAACCTTTTACACATCCCTGTAAACACATCCATTGCGTGAGTGAGACACTAAATGCAAATGCGAATCATTCTCATTTAGGCCAGGAACTGGATGGGCATACAGTACTGGGCCAAAACACAGTAGGGTTTTCCCTATTAGGGTTTCTACCTAGGGGTTTACCCTTAAGGGTTAGTACGTAAGGGTAGGGTTTACCCCCCCTATCGATAAAACGAGGGGGCGATGTGGCAGGGGAGATTCATACATATCCCCCTATCGATTGAAGCTAAGACCCCCCCACCACCCACACAAGTAACACAAGACACTCCAAAAAAAATTTTTTATAGTTTAGAATTTGTAGACATTAAATCAAGGAGAAGATATGGCAGGATTTCCTATGAGAAGGGCGTTGGAGAAGAAGATAGAGAGTCTGGGAGGAATTGAGTTTGTGACAGCACACATTGCTCAAGGAATGACGATTGGACGCTTGGCAGAGTTTATAGAGTGTTCTAGACCTATGTTGTCATTCTGGATAAACCATACTGATGAGCGTAGAGATGCGGTCCTGAAGGCTAGGAAATTGAAGGCTGAAAAACTTGCTGAAGAGGCTCTAGAGATTGCGGATGAGGCAGATGAGACATCCAACTCAGGAGTCAACAAGGCTAGACTCCAGGTTGATACAAGGAAATGGATGGCTTCTAAGCTTGACCCTGAGAACTATGGAGATACTGCCAAAACCCAAGTAAACATCAGTTTGGGTGATCTGCACTTACAAGCTTTGAAGCACATGGGTAAGGTACAAGAAGTAACAACATTGGAAAACAATGGCGAATAACCCGTTTATCCAGTTCATCACCCTATACAGGACTAACCCTGTTCTGTTTGTCAAAGAGGTCTTAGGAGTTGAGCCTGATGAATGGCAACAAGACTTTTTGAATGCTGTTGCGACTGGTGAGCGAAAGATCTCTATTCGTTCTGGTCACGGGGTTGGAAAGTCAACTACTGCAAGTTGGGCAATGTTATGGTTCTTGTTGACCAGGTATCCAGTCAAGGTAGTGGTTACTGCCCCTACTTCTGCCCAACTTTATGATGCTTTGTTTGCCGAACTAAAAAGATGGGTAAAAGAACTGCCCCAACCTATCCAAGACCTGCTTGATGTCAAACAAGAGAGGATTGAGCTAAAGGCTAGTGCGACAGAAGCGTTTATCTCTGCCAGAACATCTAGAGCAGAGCAGCCAGAGGCTCTACAAGGCGTTCACTCTGATAACGTGATGTTGGTAGCAGACGAGGCTTCTGGTGTCCCAGAGGCAGTATTTGAGGCCGCTGCGGGTTCTATGTCTGGTCACAATGCTTTGACCATTCTGTTGGGCAATCCAGTCCGTAGTTCTGGCTTCTTTTTTGACACACATAATAGATTAAAAGACGAGTGGTGGACAAGAAGGGTGTCCTGTATTGACTCTACACGGGTCAGTAAAGAGTATGTTGAGGACATGAAATCTCGCTATGGCGAGGAAAGTAATGCGTTCCGAATCCGTGTTTTAGGTGAATTCCCAAGGAGTGATGATGACACTATTATCCCAATGGAGCTGCTTGAGTCTGCCAAACATCGAGACACCAGAGCTTACGAGGATTCGCCTATTGTTTGGGGACTGGACGTTGCTCGTTTTGGATCTGATTCGTCAGTTCTATGTAAGCGTCAGTCCAATGTAACCTCTTCTCTAGAGCGTTGGAGGAATTTAGATTTGATGCAGTTAACTGGTGCTGTGGTTGCCCAATATGAGGCTTGTGACCATAAAACTAGACCTGCCGAGATTCTGGTTGACTCTATTGGCCTTGGAGCAGGTGTTGTTGACCGATTAAGAGAACTAAAGTTACCAGCTAGAGGTATTAACGTCTCTGAGAGTCCTGCAATGGGCGGTACTTATCTGAATTTAAGGGCAGAACTGTGGCACAAAGCCAAAGCTTGGCTAGAGAAACGAGACTGCAAGATACCTAATAACGAGGATTTCATTGCTGAACTGGCGACTGTGAGGTATACATTTACCTCAAACGGCAAGATCAAGATTGAGTCCAAGGATGATATTAGACGTAGAGGATTGAAATCTCCTGACATGGCTGATGCCTTTGTGTTGACATTCGCATCAGATGCGGCTACTGTGTCTTGGGGATCAAACACTTCTTGGAGTAAACCGATCAAAAGGTTGATCCGAGGGATTGTCTGAGAGCCGTTGCCATTTGAGAGCCACCTTAAGCAAGTGGCTCTTTTTTTGTTTAACACAATATGGTACTATCACGCAACCTTTCTGGAGACTTCTATGAAGATGGATAAAGCTGCTGAAAAAATTGCCAAAGTTATGGGTGAATACAAGGACAAGAAGTTGCACTCTGGTAAGGGTGGTCCTGTTGTAAAAAACCCTAAACAAGCAATTGCCATCGCCATTTCCGAATCTAAACGGATGAAAAAGAAATGAAACAAGGTCTGTACGCCAACATCCATGCCAAGCAAGAGCGTATCAAAGCTGGCTCTAAAGAGAAGATGCGCAAGCCTGGCACTAAGGGCGCTCCTACTGCCAAAGACTTTAAACAAGCAGCCAAGACTGCTAAAAAGAAATGATTAAACGTGGTTCCGAAGAGTTCTCTGGCTACAACAAGCCAAAGAAAACTCCCAACCATCCAAAGAAAAGCCATGCAGTATTGGCTAAGTCTGGTGACGAAGTGAAGCTAATTCGCTTTGGTCAACAAGGTGTTTCTGGTAGTCCTGATGGATCTAAAAGAAACGAAGCATTCAAAGCCCGTCATGCTGAGAACATTGCCAAAGGCAAGATGAGTGCGGCATATTGGGCCAACAAAGTAAAGTGGTGATTATGAAATGCCCTATCGCAACCTATGACATCAAGGTCAATCTGAAAGCTCGTAATTGGGCTTTTAAGAATGTTGGCTATGGTCCTGCCAATCCAGAGGAAGAGAACGAAGACTTCTGGAATGCCCGAGCAGAAGAATGGCAGACTCCCGTTGAAGAGGCCAAGACCATGCGTTGCGGTAACTGCGCTGCCTTCATCCAGACTCCAGAGATGATGGACTGTATCCTAAAAGGTATAGATGAAGAGACTGATGGCTATGCCAAAGATGTCCAAGGTGCGGCTAATCTTGGCTACTGTGAGTTGTTTGACTTCAAATGTGCAGGTGAGCGTACCTGTTCAGCATGGCTATCTGGTGGCCCTATCGCCAAGAAAATGACCAAGAATCAGCAGAATATGTTGATGATGGCTAAAACAGAATACGACATGGAAGACGAGGAAGATTAAATGAATGAATTACTTGCTTCATTGTTTGGCTCCTATGGTCAGGATTTAGGTGGCTTTTTGCAAAACCAAGTAGGCCAACAAGTCGCTCCTGCTATGGATGTCTACAACACCATGACCAACCCAACATCTACTATGGGCGACATGGCTAACTCTGCATTCAAATACTCTTTCAATCCAAAAGAAGATGAAAAAGCTCTTATGTCTCCATCAATGGGCAATACCTATGGTGGCATGGCTAACAATTATGTTGGCGGCATCCCTTCTCTATTACAGAATACTGGTTCTGGAATCCTCCCTTATATCGGCTCACGATAAGGAAATAATATGTACGAAAACCCAATGTTGATGGCTGAAACTCTCCAAGGCCAAATGGAAGGCAATGAGGTAATGTCTGAAGAGCAACTTCAAGGCGTTATCTCTGCTGAAATCAATGATGCTATTTCCTTCATTGATGATGACATTGGCGGTAATCGTGCAAAGGCTACCGAGTACTACTATGGAGATCCCTTTGGTGACGAAGAGGATGGTCGTTCACAAGTTGTGTCAATGGATGTCCGAGACACAGTACAAGGCATTCTGCCAAGCCTGATGCGCATTTTCTTTGGCCCAGAGCGTGTGGTTGAGTTTGCCCCCCAAGGTCCAGAAGACGTGATGGGTGCTGAACAAGCAACTGACTATGTAGACTTCATCTTCAAGCGTGATAACCCAGGCTTTAAGATTCTCCACTCTGCTTTTAAAGACGCTTTAGTTCGTAAGTGCGGTATCGTTAAGTACTGGTGGGATGAGTCAACAGAAGTTCGTGCTGAGTCATTCTCTATGCTTGATGAGCAAAGCATGATGATGTTGACAGAAGATCCAAATGTTGAGATCTCTGCGGTGCGTGAGTATCCTGCGCCTGGTACTGAGCCAATGAATGAAGCTCAAGCCATTATGACTCCACCACCCATGATGTACGATGTGGAGATCAAGCGCAGAATTAAGACTGGTAAAGTAAAGATTGAGGCTTTGCCACCAGAAGAGTTCCTGATTGACCGCAGAGCTAAATCTATTGAGGAAGCTATTTTCGTTGGTCATCGCACCATGAAGACTGTTTCTGACCTCGTAGCTATGGGCTATGACTATGATGAAATGGTTGAAGCTGCAGGTAATGGTAACGACTTTGATAACAATGACGAGTACCAAGCCCGTAACCCATTTGCTGTAATCAGTACTGCAAACAATGGCGATCCTTCTAGCAAGAGTGTTTTGTACATTGAAGGCTACTTAAAGGTAGACTTTGATGGAGATGGCATTGCTGAAATGCGCAGGATCTGCACAATTGGTACTGGCAACAAAGTTGTTCGCAATGAGATTGTTGATGACCGCCAATTTGCTGACTTCTGTCCTGATCCAGAGCCCCATACCTTTTTTGGTATGTGTCCTGCAGATGTGGTCATGGACATCCAAGAGATTAAATCCAATGTTCAACGTGGCATCTTGGATTCCTTGGCACAGGCTATTCACCCCCGTACAGCCATTGTTGAAGGTCAGGCTAACCTAGAAGATGTGTTGAATACAGAAGTTGGTGCTGTTATTCGCATGAGAGCGCCAGGCATGGTTCAGCCATTTACTACTCCATTTGTTGGTCAGGCGGCATTCCCAATGCTTGACTACTTGGATGACATTAAACAGACCCGTACAGGCATTTCTAAGGCCGCTGCAGGTTTGGATGCAGACGCTCTGCAAAGCACTACCAAAGCCGCTGTTTCTGCGACTGTCAATGCCGCACATCAGCACATTGAGATGATTGCTCGTATCTTTGCTGAAACAGGTATGCGTAAGCTGTTTACAGGCATTTTGAAGTTGGTTGTAGAGAATCAAGATCGTGCAAGAATGGTTCGTTTGCGCAACACATTTGTGCCAATTGACCCCCGTTCTTGGAATGCAAACATGGATGTAATCGTCAATGTTGGTGTTGGTGATGGCACTATTGAAGACCGAATTAACATCTTGAACCAAGTTGCCATGCGTCAGGAAATGCTGATTAAAGAGACTGGTCCTAACAATCCTGTTGTAACAATACCACAGTACACCAACACTTTGACTAAGATGTTGCAACTGGCTGGTATCAAGGATTCACAGAACTACTTTAATCAGTTACCTGCTGACTTCCAACTGCCAGAACCACCTGCTCCAAAGCCCACTCCAGAGGAGATGTTGGCTCAAGTACAGGCTCAAGCTATTCAAGCTGACATCCAGAAAAAGGCTGCTGAACTGCAGTTGGATCGTGAAAAAGCATTGTTGGCAGATGATCGTGAGCGTGATCGTATTGAGCAAGATGGTATTTTGCGTAGATATGAGCTAGAATTGAAATATGGTGTACAAATTCAAAGTGCGGAGATCAATGCCGCAATGAATAAAGACCGAGAGTTAATCCGTCAACAAGCTGCAAAGAGCAATCAACAGCCCCAACCTATGATGTGATATGGATGAATTAGAAATTAACCTCGCAAGAGGTGACAGAGCGAAGTTACTTCTAGAAGATGAACTCTTAAATGAGTTAATCAAAAAGATAGAAGATGACTGTTACAAAGAGATTCGGAATTCCACAATGATGGAAGGTCCAGTACGAGAACAAGCGTATATGCTCTTGAAGACAGTAGATATATTTAGAACGAAACTACGCTCTGTTATGGACACAGGTAAGATGGCAGAAGTCGTACTTACCCGCCAGCGTGGTCGCCCACCAAAGGCAAAATGATTGTTCAACTAAGAGGTAAATATGTCCGATAACGCACAAGCAGTCGGTTCGATTACAGTAAACCAAGCAGCGCAAAGCTTTGCTACTATGCTAGACAGCCAAGAGGGTGTTGACACTGGTGCAGAGGCGCAACCAGAGGAGGAGCAATCCGAATCTGAGTCTGAGGAAATGGAATCTGCGGAGCCGCAAGATGAAGCAGAGGAAACTTCTGAGGAAGTAGAAGGCGAACAAGAGGAAGCTGAAGAAGAAGCTCCGAGGGATGAGAAGTTTGTTGTCAAAGTTGATGGCAAAGAAATCGAAGTCCCAAAGGATGAACTTATCCGAGGCTACCAACGTGAAGCTGACTACACACGGAAAACGCAGAAACTGGCAGAAGAGCGCAAATTAGTCGAGTCTGAGTTTCAGCAAGTACGTGGTGAGCGTGAACAATACGCTCAGATATTAGGGCAATTACAGCAGAAATTGCAGGAGTTTGAGCCTCAAGAGCCTGATTGGAATCGTTTAGAAGTTGAAGATCCAACTGAGTATGCCCGTCAATGGACATCACATCAGCGTAGACAACAACAGAAAATGGCAGTACAAGCAGAGCAAGCGAGACTTCAACAACTGTATCAAGCTGAGACACAAAAGCAGATACAAGCTGTTTTAGCGCAGGAAACTGCACGTTTGAAAGAGAAAATTCCCGAGTGGAGTTCTCCAGAGAAAGCTAAATCAGAAGGTAAGGCTTTATTGGAGTATGGTCAGGCTTTGGGCTTTTCCGAGCAGGAACTGAACGGCATTACTGATTCACGGGCATTACTTGCGCTTCACAAGGCGTGGAAGTATGACCAGATGATGAGTAAACGTCCAGAATTCCAAGCGAAGATTAAAAAAGCTCCGAAAATGGCAAGTCCAGGTTCAGCGGGTAGCGTAGGTTCTAAGTCTGGTGAATTAAATAACGCAAAAAAGCGTCTTGCACAATCTGGAAGCGTCAGAGATGCCGCATCCCTTTTCGAGAAATTTATTTAAGGAATTATCATGGCTGCAGTAACGAATACATACACACGATACGATGCTAAAGGCATTCGTGAGGACCTTTCCAACGTCATCTATCAGATCTCTCCAGAAGAGACTCCATTCATGTCTAATGTTGGTCGTGAGAACGTCTCCAACACATTCTTTGAGTGGCAAACAGATGATTTGGCCTCTGCTGTTACAACTAATGCGCAGATCGAGGGCGATGACATCACTTCTTTCACCGCTGTTACTCCTACAGTTCGTTTGGGCAACTACACCCAGATCAGCCGTAAAGACGTAATCATCGCTGGCACTTTGGAGGCTGTTGACAAAGCAGGACGTCGCTCTGAGTTGAGCTACCAAATGGCTAAAAAATCTGCTGAGCTAAAGCGTGACATGGAGACAACTGCCTTGGCAAACCAAGGTGCTGCCGCTGGTGACACATCTACAGCTCGTAAGACTGGCGCTTTGTTGGCCTTCTTGAAGACCAATACAAACGAAGGTACAGGCGGTGGCGATCCTTCATACACAACAATCCCAACTGATGACCGCACAGACGCTACTGCTGGCGACTTGCGTTCTTTCAGCGAAGCATTGTTGAAGGACGTTATCCAGAAGGTCTGGACACAAGGTGGCAACCCATCTATGGTCATGGCTGGTCCTGTTAACAAGCAGAACTTGTCTAAGATGACTGGTATTGCTGGTCAGCGTTTCAACGTCAATGGCCCACGTCCTTCCACTATCATTGCCGCTGCAGACATCTATGTCTCAGACTTTGGTAATGTGAGCATTGTTCCTAACCGCTTCCAACGTGAGCGTGATGTTTTCGTGCTTGATCCCGAGTACGCAAGCATTGCTTATCTGCGTCCCTTCCAGACAGTTGAACTGGCTAAGACAGGCGATGCCGAGAAGCGTATGCTGTTGGTTGAGTGGGGCTTGAAAGTGAAGAACGAAAAAGCTCATGGCGCTGTTTACGACTTGAACAGCACAATTCAGTCTTAATCTGAACTAAGGGGTGGGCTAATTACCCACCCTTTTTAACTTATGACAACAAAAATCTTTGACTTTGATCCCATCATGGGAACCAAGAAGCTTTGGCATTACGATGCTCAAACTGACCAAGCTACTATTGAGACAGTTATTGATGCTACTCAAATAGTTGAGGAGAACAAAGAGAGATTTAAATCTTTTGATGAACGAGCAAATTGGAATGGAGATATGCATCATGTGGCATCTATCCCAATGGCTTTGTACTATCAAATGAAAGCTGAAGGAAAACTTGATGACCAAGCTTTTATGAAGCGTTGGCTCAATTCGCCTGACAATCGTGCATTCCGCACAAGACCTGGAGAAGTTTAATGGATAGTAAGACCATTGGAGTTTTGATTCCAACACGGGACTTTGTTAATTCTGGATTTTCTTATGACCTAGCCAGATTGGTTGGGTTTACAGTAGGCAACACTAACCACAAAGTAGTTTTGTACACTAGCTCTGGCACATTGTTGTCAGCTCAGCGTCAGGATTTGGCTAAATCTGCTATTGAGGCAGGTTGCACACACACATTATGGTTGGATAGCGATATGCGCTTTCCAAAGGACACCATAGTCCGACTATTACAGCATGATACTGGTATCGTTTGTGCCAATTATGCTAAACGTAGATTCCCTACTGAGCCTATTGCGGTGCGAAAAAATACCACCGATGAGGATGCAAAAACTATTCAGAGGGTATATACTGAAGACCATTCAACTGGATTAGTTGATGTAGATTACTGCGGCATGGGTGTAATGCTCGTAAAAGCCGAGGTCTACAAGACAATGGAATATCCTTGGTTTGCTATCCCTTGGGTTCCAAATGCACAAGACTACATGGGCGAAGATGTCTGGTTTTGTCGCAGAGCTGCCGAGAACGGCACTAAAACCTATATTGACCAAGACCTTTCAAAAGAGGTTCATCATATTGGTTCATTTGAATTCAAACATGAGCATACATTGATGTGCAGGGATGTAGAAAATGGCACTTGATACTTTTGCAGGACTTAAAACTACGATAGCGGATTATCTCAATCGGGATGATCTGACTAGCATTATTCCTAGTTTTATTGCTCTTGCAGAAGCAAAGTTCAATCGTAAGTTGCGTGTTCGCCAAATGATTAAACGTGCGAATGGACAGATTGAAACAGCATTCTTTGCATACCCATCAGACTGGTTACAGGCAAAAGAGTTTCAGTTAAACACAAGTCCTATTGTCAGGCTTGAGTTTGTAACTGAGGCTTATGGTGATAGTTTGAAGGCAAGTAGGTACATTTCTACTGGTAAGCCAGCATATTACACAATTACTGGCACGCAGTTGGAATTCATCCCTGCACCAGATCAAACTTATTCCGCAGAACTTACATATTATGCTAAGATTCCTGCGCTGAGTGATTCAAACACAAGCAACTGGCTTCTGGCTTATGCCCCAGACTTGTACTTGTACGGAGCTTTGTTAGAAGCAAGTCCGTACTTGAAAGACGATGAACGTCTTGCCACATGGGGTCAGTTGTATACCAACTCCTTGGGCGACATAGAGGTTGCAGATCAAAGGGCATCTGTTTCTTCTACTCCTATTGTTCGAGCCCGTTCTTTGGGGTGATATATGTCTTCTTTTAGTAACTACACAGAAAACCTCGTTCTGACATGGTTGTTTACAGGTAGTTCTGCTACCCGTCCAACAGCTTGGTATGTTGGTTTGTTTACTGCCGCACCTAGTGATTCTGGTGGTGGCACAGAGGTGACTGGTAATGGTTATGCCCGTGTAGCTACAGGAACTATCTCTGGTAGTGGCACAGCAACAACTTTTACAAATGCGGCTGCTATTGAGTTTGCAGCGGCTTCTGGTGGTAATTGGGGAACAATTGGTTGGGCAGCAATTTTTGATGCTTCAACTAGTGGCAATATGATTGCTTGGGCTCCATTGACCACCTCAAAAGATATTAACGACGGGGATATTTTCCGTATTCCTGCTACAAGTTTGTCTATCACATTGAGTTGATATGGCTGCTTACGGGCGTGGCGATTACAGCGGAGGCAGATACTCCTATGGAGCGTACTTAGGTGCGCTTGCAATTGAGTCTACTTCTACTGTAGTTGTTGCTGGCGACAAGATAAAAGATGCTCAGTTTGAGATTTTCTCTACTAGCTCTGTATCTGTAGACGCAGTAAGGATAGCAAATGGTGCGGCTAGTATTGCAGGAGAATCTGTATTAACAGTCGCAGGTGGTATTGATGCAGTCGGTAATGTAAATATTGTTGCCACAAGTGAGTTGACAATTCAATACAACCGAAAGCGTCCTGGTGAAGTAATAATTATTGATGTTTCTAGTGTTTCAATAAATGCTAGGAAAAAATGGGAAACAGAAGCAGATACATCTGAGACTTGGACTCCAATTGAGGATGTTTCAGAGTCTTGGACAACAGTTTCAGTTTAAATAAGTCTTTTAGGGGTAAATAATGGCTGATACAACTACCACAAATCTAGGTTTAACTAAACCAGAAGTAGGTGCTTCTACGGATTCGTGGGGTACTAAGCTCAATACTGACTTGGACACCATTGATGCTTTGTTTGATACTGGTCCAGTATTGAAAATTACAAAAGGTGGTACTGGTGCTGCCACAGCAGGTGATGCTCGTACTGCTCTAGGTTTGGCGATTGGTACAAACGTATTGGCCTATGATTCCAATTTGCAGAGCTTTGTAAGCGCATTCACATTGCCAACAAGCGACAGTACTGCAAACTATGTACTGAAGACTGATGGCGCTGGCACTTTAGGTTTTGCTGCTGCAGCTACTGGCGATGTAACCCTGACTGGCAGTCAGACTCTGACAAACAAAACCATTGAAGCTGGCACATTTACCAATGGTTACACAGAGGAAGTTGCTACAGCCAACACCTCTACAGCTTACACAATTGACTTAGCTAATGGTTCAGTACAAATCTTGACATTGACAGGTAACTGTACTTTTACATTCCCTACAGCTACAGCAGGTAAGTCTTTCATCATGTTGCTTAAACAAGATGGTACAGGCTCTCGTACTGTTACATGGCCTAGTGCTGTAAAGTGGCCTAGTGGAACTGCACCTACCATTACAAGTACTGCCTCTAAGCTAGATAAGTACATCTTTACGGCTGACGGCACAAACTGGTATGGTTCTAATGCTGGTCAGAATTACACAGTTTAAGGTGACTAATGTTTAGCTCAAACACTTCACAGGTTGTAGCGACCGCCACCGCAGCAGAAGCCGTCGACTTTGATGGCACGAATGACTATCTGTCGCGTTCGTCAGACCTAACTGGAAACACAAGCGGAAAGACGTTCACATTCAGCGGTTGGGTTTGTGGATACAGCACAAGCAACACCTTTTATTGTGCTGGCCCCGGCTCAGAGTTCATCATCTTGTGTGACAACAGCTCTGGCTTTATGCGCTTTAGAGTTTTGGGCGTAGACAATCTTGGTAATTCTGTTCTGAACGTACAGATCGCTACTGGTTTGGTTCCATCATTTACATGGACAAACATCACCATGTCGATTGATCTGACAAACACAGCGCGTCGGTTTGTTTACGTCAATGACGTGCAGATGAGTCCAACATGGATTGACTTTCAAAACGTAGATTTAAACAGACAGTTCACCACATACAAAATCGGCTACAACCCATCATCAGGCCTTTATTCAAAGAGCCGAATGTCCCACATTTATTTGGACTACACCTACCGCGACCTAAGCATTACAGCCAATCGTCGTTTGTTCGTTACCGCAGACCTCAAGCCAGCCGCTGGGCAAGCCGCACTCAATCCAATTATTTATTTCAAAATGAATGATCCAACAACGGTTGCGACTAACTCTGGCACTGGCGGCAACTTTACGCTGACCGGCACTGTTGCACGCTCTGGTCGTGGGCCAAATCAGTACAACGCGCCGTACAGTGCTTTGGATGGAAGTTTGCAGTATTTATCCAAGACCAGTATCACTGGAATCGCAGACGGCAAGCAATTGACGGTCAGCTTTTGCGCAAACATCAATACTTTCACAACTGGAAACGTTTTAGCGTTTTCAACCACAAGTTACTTCCGCGTTTACTTTGGTTCCAATGCAATCAACATAACTGCGTTGAATGCGGCAGGTTCCACTATCTTATCTGCGTCGTATTCCATTGGATCAGCGGTAAACAGAAACTACAGCATCCAAATTTCATGCGATCTGTCAGACACAAGCAAGCGACACATGATTGTTAATGGTCAAGCGGTTGCTGCAACTTGGTCAACATACACCGACGACAACATCGACTTCACTCACACGACCTACCAAGTTGGTCGATACTCAACAAACCAGTACTTGAACGGGAGACTTGGCGCCATTTGGTTTAACACCAGCTACATTGACCTGTCAGTAGCTTCCAACCTCGCCAAGTTTGTTTCAGGCACAGGGATTGACGCCAAGCCTGTTGACTTAGGCGCTACTGGTGAACTGCCAACGGGCACAGCACCGCTAATCTACCTGCCCATGTATGGAGGCAACGCTGGCAAGAACTACGGCACTGGTGGCGACTTCACGGTCAACTCTGGCGTGTACACAGGTGCGCGTGGGCCTAATGAGTTTTGGGGGAATAAGGCAAACTTTGGAGCCACAACATCTAACTACTTATCGAGATCTACTGCGCTTGTTGGGAACCCCGGAAGTGTGACAACAGCTACGTTTTGCTGTTACTTCTATTGCAACAATGCGGCAACTACTGGAACTTTGTTTGGCTTTAACAGCGCTGCTTCTGGTACATGGCAGATTAGTGCTAATAGAGTTTTTGTGTGGCTAGGATCAGGAACTGTTGAATTTAATGAAAATGTGACTTCAAGTGCTTGGCACTCTCTTTTATTTTCAAGAACTGGATCTACAATAACAGCGTATTTAGACGGGGTTGCCCTCACAATTAACTCAGGAAGCTCGTTTGATTACGGTGGAGCTATACAGTTTGCACAGACACCAGTAAACATTGGTGTTCGTAACAGCGGATCAAGCCGAACAGACCCAATGAATGGGCAAATTTCAGAGTTATATTTATCTTCCAGCTACATTGACTTTAGCCAAGAAGCAAATCGCCTAAAATTCCGAGACTGTTTTGGAAATCCAGTTGATTTATCAGCGCAAATTACAGCGCAGTCAATACCAACGCCCATAGTTTATGCGCGATTCCCACCAACAGCGTTTGGCACAAACTCAGGCACAGGCGGTGACTTTACTGTCAGCGGAACAATCACAGACGGAGGACAACTTTAATGTACGCACTCATTGAAAAGGGCGAGATCACTCGCTACAACATCGACCTACCCACAACAGTAAGCAACACATCTATTCCAAGAGGCGCTACAGGTCTGGACGCATTTGGTCTGTATCCTATTGTTGGTGACGAGCCAAGCCATACAGATCGTGAACGTATTGCTGGCCCTCAGTATGTATTTGATGGAACTCAAGTCAATCGTGTGTTTACTGTTGAGGCTATTCCTGATGAGGAAAAAGCGGGTCAAGTTCGTGCAGAACGAAATGACAAACTAACTGCGTCTGACTGGACACAAGTAGCAGATGCACCTGTAGATAAAGCTGTATGGGCTACATATCGTCAAGCCTTGCGTGACATTACAGCTCAGTCTGGTTTTCCTTGGACAATTACATGGCCTGATGCACCATGAGTGATGTAAGCCATGAGCAAATATATGATCGACTTGTTGCTGTTGAAAGCAAGGTTGATCGTATTGACAACAACACAAAAGGTCTTGTAGAGGCTATTGATGCTGCCCAAGGAGCTATTAAAGTTCTTGGGTGGATTGCTTCTATTGCACAACCAATTTTATGGATTGGTGGTGTGATTGTGGCAGCAGGTGCTGTTTGGCAGACTTGGCTTAAAAAGTAATGGCTAATGTAAAACAACAATTAGAAATTCCTGCAGTTCCTCCATTGGGGTCTTCAGGAATTGTCTATTCTCAAAGTGTCCAGAATCAAAATAATGGCATTTTGAGATTGTTTTTTACAAAATTAGTCAATGCAATACAGTCTGTAATTGGGCCAAGAGGTGGGAAATATTTAAATAACCCTTATGGGGCATTTCAAAGTACAGTAGATCAGACTGCGGCAGTAGCTAATACAGCTTATGCTATGACATTAAACACTACAGATTATGCAAATGGTGTAAGTGTAGCAAGCAATTCAAGAATTACAGTTGCTGAAGACGGAATATGGAATCTCCAATGGTCTGGTCAGTTTGAGAATAGTGACACGCAAATCCATGATGCAAGAGTTTGGCTGAAGATCAATGGTACTGTAGTGACTGGATCAACAGGATTTATTGCAATACCAAATAGTCATGGAGGCACTCATGGTCACTCCATTATTGGGTGGAATTATTTTTTAAGCTTGAATGCAAACGATTATGTTGAATTGTGGTGGGAAACTGATAGCACTAATGTAAGCATCCAAGCTTATGCTGCATCAGGCAATTACCCATCAACAGCATCTGTAATTGCTACAATGAGCTTTGTGTCTAACCTACCTACTTGATAGACTAAAAACATGGCTTACATTCCACTACAAATCCCACCAGGTGTTTACAAAAATGGTACTGATTACCAATCCAAGGGACGTTGGAATGGGTCTAATTTAGTACGTTGGTATGAGGGTACAGTTCGTCCAGTAGGTGGTTGGAGAAAGCGCTCTACAAATCAACTTACTGGCATGGCTAGAGGTTTGATTAACTGGCGAGATAACTCTAACAACAGACGTATCGGAATTGGTACACATTCAAAACTGTACTCAATGAATGAGGGCGGTACTCTTACCGATATTACGCCTACTGGTTTTACTGTTGGTGATCCAGATGCAGTACTCAAAATTGGTTATGGTTATGGCACTTATGGCAGTTCTGCCTATGGTGTTGCTCGTCCAGACTTAGGTTCATACACTCCTGCTACTACTTGGAGTATGGATACATGGGGGCAGTATTTGGTTGCTTGCTCATCAAAAGATGGTAAGTTGCTTGAATGGCAATTGGATACAGGTGCAGATGCTGCAGTTATTACTAATGCTCCTACCAGTTGCACAGGATTGATTGTTACTCAAGAACGATTCTTATTTGCCTTGGGTGCAAGTGGTAATCCCCGAAGTGTTGCTTGGTGTGACCAAGAAGATAATACTGTTTGGACTGCTGCCGCAACAAATCAAGCAGGTGACTTTGAGTTGACCACAATTGGTTCTTTGATGTGCGCTAAACGCATTCGTGGAGCTACTATTCTTTTTACAGATGTGGATGTACATACTGCCACATACATTGGTCCACCATTTATCTACAGTTTTGAGCGTGTTGGATCTGGTTGTGGTGTGATCTCTAAACAAGCGGTAGCTGCTACTGACAATGCTTGTATTTGGATGTCTGGATCAGGATTTTGGATGTACGATGGTTTTGTAAAGCCATTACCATCAGATGTTGGTGATTATGTGTTCAGCAACATGAATACAACCCAATCATCAAAAGTCTATTGTGTCCATAACTCTTCTTATGGTGAGATCTGGTGGTTCTACCCAAGTTCTGGATCAAATGAAGTAGATTCCTATGTTTCTTACAACTATCGTGAGAATCATTGGGCTATTGGCACTTTAGCTCGTACTTGCGGTACAGATCGTGGCATCTTCTCTAATCCAATAATGGTTTCTACAGATGGATACGTCTATGAACATGAAATTGGCTTTAACTATGACTCACAGACTATCTATGCTGAGTCTGGACCAGTAGAGTTAGGTGTTGGCGACAGGATGCTTAGTTTGACGGGATTAGTCCCTGATGAGAAGACTGCAGGTGAAGTACAAGCTAGATTTAGCACCAAGTTTTACCCAAATTCAGTTAAATATAACTATGGTCCTTATTCCATGTCTTCTCCAACATCTGTACGGATGACTGGCAGACAGATTTCTGTTCGTTTAGAAGGCAAAGAATTGAGTGATTGGCGAGTTGGTGTTATCCGATTTGATGGAAAGCCTGGCAGTTTGAGATGATTGACTACGAAAAGTACAAAACTAATGGTGAACTACCATTATGGGCTGTATCTTTTCAAAAAGTAGAGAAAATACTTGAACCTGCTTTAGAATACGATAACACTCATAATATGCAGGACGTAGCCGACTGTATTGACAGTTGTACGATGCAATTATGGCCTGGAGTAAATAGCGCAGTCATTACTCAGGTACAAAACTTTCCAAGGTTGAAGGTTTTGCATATATTTATGGCTGCTGGTGACCTAGTAGAACTAGAGACATTCACCCCCCATATTCAGAAGTTCGCTGAAGACATGGGATGCCGCAAGATCACCTTAACAGGGCGTAGAGGCTGGTCAAGAACTTTTGTATCCAAATTTAACATGAAGCCAACACATTATTGGCTATCTACGGAGGTGTAATTATGTCTGGTGGTTCAAGTCAATCAACACAGCAGTTAGATCCTGCATTGCGTGATGCTTATTTGCAAAATGTACAAAGCGCACAAGGTGTTGCTGCAGGTTTGGCTCCACGACAGTTTGCAGGTTTTAACCAAGACCAATTAACTGGTGCGCAGATTTATCGTAACTTTGCTGATCCTAATAGCGAAGTATTTACTGGTATGCGTTCAGCGTTTGATGTTGCTGGTCGTGTTGCAAATTACAACCCACAGAATGTTCGTGCAGGTTTTTATGGTGGCGCTACTGTTGACCCTGCTGCATTAGCTGCTCAACAAGGTTATAACGCTACTACTGGTCAGTTTTCATCTGCAGGACCCGCTTCTTTGGCGGCTTCTCAAGGTTATACAGCGCAAGGATTTAGCGGTCAGACTGCTGCTCCTGTTGAGCGATTTACTGGTGTATCAGCAGGTCCTGCCGCTACTGCTGCTAGTCAAGGTTATACGGCTGACAGATTTGCAGGTGCTACTGCAGGTGAAGTTGCACAAGCTCAAGCCGCACAACTAGGTCGTGAAGCTGTTCGTGATGTAGAAGCAGAGCGTATTGCTGCAGAGCGTATTGCTGCAGACAAAGTTAGTGGCGCTCAAGTTACTTCAGAAGCTTTAGGCCAGATTGCACCACAAGCTCGGGCAAATGTTCGTGATATTGAAGCTGCATCTTTCTTGAATCAGAATATTCAGCAGTATATGAATCCATATACACAAGCTGTTACTGAGCAAAGCTTGAAAGATTTAGAGCGTTCACGCCAGTTGCAACAACAACAGACTTCTGCACAAGCTACTGCCGCTAAAGCATTTGGTGGTTCTCGTCAGGGTGTTGCTGAAGCAGAGACTAATCGTGCATTTGGTGAGAATGCGGCTCGATTGGTTGCTCAACAGAATGCTGCCGCTTACCAAGCTGCTCAACAAGCTTCTGAGGCTGATATTGCTCGTACTATGCAAGCACAGCAACTTAATCAAGCTCAAGATGCTGCCACTACACAGCAAGCACTTGCATTGGCAGGTCAGTTTGGTTTGGCTAATCAACAAGCCGCTTTGGAAGCTGCAAGGGCTAATCAAGCTACTGGTTTGCAAGCATCTCAAGCCAACCAAGCTACTGGATTGCAAGCAGGTATTGCAAATCAGGGTATGGATTGGAATGTTGGTCAGATGAACACAATGAACCAACAGGCTGCTAATTTGGCTAATGCTGCTGCAGCTAATCAAATGGCTCAGTTCAATGCAGGTAACTTGCAACAAGCAGGTTTGGCAGGTTCTGCTGCCGCTAATGCCGCATCACAGTTTGGCGCTCAAGCAGGTAATCAAGCTGCATTGGCTAACCAAGCTGCGGCTAACCAGATGGCTCAATACAACGCAGGAAATCTTCAGCAAGCAGGAATGAGTAATCAAGCTGCAGCTAATGCTCTTGCTCAGTTTAATGCCCAACAACTTCAGCAAGCAGGTTTGTCTACTCAAGCGGCTCAGAATCAAGCATCTCAGTTTGGTAGTGCTGCTGCTAACCAAGCAGCTTTACAGAATGCTGCGGCTCAGAACCAAATGGGTCAGTTCAATGCTGGCAATCAGCAAGCAATGACGTTGGCAAACATGGGTGCTTTGAACCAAGCGGGTCAGTTTGGTGCTTCTGCATTTAATCAGGCAGGTTTGGCTAATCAAGCTGCTATTAATGCTCGTGCTGCTCAACAAGCAGGATTGTCTCAGCAAGCAGGTTTGGCAAATGTTCAGAACTTCTTGCAAGCTAACTTGGCTAACCAACAAGCAGGTTTGACTGCTAACCAACAGCGTCTTGGTGCTTCTGGTCAGATGGCAAACATTGCAAATCAAGGTCAGCAGATGGGCTTTGCTGGTGCGCAGAACTTGGCAAACATTGGGACTATCCAACAGCAGTTCTCTCAGCAACAGTTGGATGCCATCCGCAACTTGCCATTGGAACAACAACAGATCATCAACCAAGCATTGGGACTCAATGTTGGCGGTGGTTCTGGAATGCAATCATCTTCTACTTCACGCCAAGGTTTGCTTGGTTTGCTCGGTATTTAAGGAGTCAATATGCCTTTTAATCTTGGTTTGCTGTCTGATGCAGCACTTACTGGTCTTACTGATGACGAAAAGAGTAGTCTTCAAAAGCAAGCTACTCAGCAGTTCTTGCTTGGCTCTTTGTTAAGCAATGATCCTGCAATGGGTTTGCGATCTGCTTACTCAGTACCAGAGCAGTATTTGAGTGGTCAAAAGGCTATTTCTGATTTCCAGAATACTCAACGCCAACGCAAAGAAGTTGCTGACTTCATGGAGAAATACACTCCTACTCAGATGCAAGCTGGGCAACGTGCATTAGGCGCTGAAGGTAAAGGTCCAACTTTAACTGCGGCTCAAAATCAACAAAACATTTTGAATGCTCCTATTGATTATCAGCAAGCATTGATGGATTCATTGCGCTTGGCAGGTAATCCTGCTCAACCTCAGATTCGTGAAACTTTGGCGGCTATGCAACCTAAGTTCCAAGGTGATTTGCGAGTTGATGCAAGCGGTAAGATTGTTGGTGCTTTACCTACACAAAAAGAAGGAATCCAGACTCAATTTAATCCTGCTACAGGTCAGTACTCATCAAACCCTGTGCAGAACTATATGATGTCTCAGATTTTTTCTCAGAAACCAGAGGTATCGGCAAACACAATGCTTGGAGTTAGCCCACAAGGTAATATCCAACAAATGGCTATCCCAGGTGCTACTCAGGCAATTGGTGCAATTGAAGGGGCTAAAGCATTGGCTCAAGCATCAGGTCAGGTTGAGCAAGTTATTGGTGCTGATGGCAAAACATATTATGTTCCTCGATCTTCTTTACTTACTCAGCCTCCTAGTGCTAGCGGTGCGGGAACTAGTGCAACAGGTGGAGTATCTGGAGCAGTAGCAAAGATTTCTCCTGCTCAAGAGGCTGTAAATCGTGCAACTTCTGATCGTTATAACGAGTTTACTAAGACTTCTTTAGACGCTGCAATGACAGTTGGAGATCGTAAGACTTCTGCTGAATTCTTGTATAACGCTGCTGAACAACTAGATCCAAATAAACTGACAGAGTTTTTCGCTACTGGTGCATCTTATATGAGAGCAATTCCAGGTGTGGGCGATAAGTTTGACTCATTGGTAGGCAATGTTAACTTGCTAAACAAGACACGTTCTGAAGGTGTTTTGAAGGGTTTGAGCAATATTAAAGGCAACGCCAATGCGTTTGAAGGTGGCATTGTTGATCGTGCTACTACTGGTGTAACAGATCCTAAGTTTGTTACCAAGTATGTGTCTGCTCTTGAGATTGCTGCAGCAGATAAAGATGATGCTCGTCAGAGGTTCATTGATGCCTATACAGGTGATCCTAAGTCTGTTTATACGGCATGGGCTAATTCTCCTGATAACCCCCGTTTGTACAACCATCCAAAAGTTAACCAGTTCCTTACAGAGCAAATTAATGCTTGGCAACAAGGTGGCTCACAAGGTACTCCAGTACTTCCATCTGGTTTCACAGCAGGACGCAGTAAATCAACTGGCGCTATCCTGATTAAGAAGCCTGATGGCACTACATACACAGTAGGTCAATAATGGCAACTAAAGACGAAATCTTTGCTTTTGCTGCACAAGAGGCAGAGCGCCAAGGGGTTCCGCTTTCTTTAGTACAAGGTGTTGTTGATACAGAATCTGGTGGCATTTTCAACGCTATTGGACCTAAAACACGAACTGGTGATCGTGCTTATGGTCCTATGCAGTTGATGGGTGCTACTGCTAAAGATCTTGGTGTTAACAGGATGGATTGGAAAGATAACATTCGTGGTGGTGTTAAATATCTAGGCCAATTGACTGAGCGTTTCCAAGACCCTACATTGGTTGCTGCTGCTTATAACGCTGGTCCTGCAAATGTCCAAAAGCATGGTGGCGTTCCTCCATTTAAAGAGACTCAAAATTATGTACAAAAGGTTCAAAACTTTATGTCTAAATCTACAACTGATGACGATTTCGTTCCTTTCGGACAAGAAGCAACAGCTAAAGCAACTCCTAAATCGGTAGCCGCTGATGATTTTGTTCCTTTGACGGCTAGTCAAGGACCTGCACCTAAACAGCAACAAGCACCAACTGCAGATTTGATGGCAAGTGTTAGACAACAAGCCTTTCAGCCTAAGTCACAATTCCAACAAGATGTTGCCGCAAGCTTTAACCCACTAGATGTTTTGCGTGGCAAGACTACTGGTGGGCAGTTAATCTTTGGTACTGCTGATTTGCTTGCTAAAGGAATTACTGGTGGGTTGAGTAAGCTTGGATTCTCTGATGAATACCTTGGCATTGATCGCAATAAGCCACAACCAGTTGCTCAACCAACTCAGTCTATTAGTGACATTCTGAAAGGCACTTATAAAGTTGCTACAGAGCGTCCAGGATTGTTAGTTGGTGGTGCTGCAACAGGTTTGTTTGATCCTGCTAACTTGCTGTTGCCAGGTGCAATTCAAAAGTCTATTGTTTCTGCAACACCTACAGCATTAGTTCAAGCCGCACCTAGGACTGTTGCATTGGCACAGAATGTTGCTGCTGGTGGTACTACTGCTGCATTAGGTTCTGCTGCACAACAACAAGCTACTACTGGCACTATAAATCCTGCTCAAGTAATGAATGAAGCCGCTGTTGGTGGTTTGTTGACTGCACCTACTGCTACTGTGAGTGCTTTAACTACTCCTAAAGCACCTGCTAACTTGACTCAGGCTCAATTGGTTGCTGAACGAGCAATTGCTGAAGGCGCTACATTGCCTCCAACTCAAGTTAATCCATCAATGATTAACAGAATTATTGAGGGCATTTCTGGCAAACAGCAGACCGCACAAATTGCTTCTGTAAAAAATCAACAACTAGTCAATGAACAAGCTCGTAAAGCTTTGAACCTTGCCCCTGATGTTGAAATCACACCTGAAGTTCTGAAGCAATTTAGAGCCGAAAGAGGTACAGCATACGATGCTTTGAGAGCAAATCCAACTTATTACTCTGACAAACAGTTTATTACTGAGATTAATAAGGAGACTTCACGTTTGCAAAACATGGCTAAAACTGTAGATGTAACTGCAGAATTAAATGTTTTGAATCGTTTGAAGCAGATGAATTTTGATGGCGATGGTTTGGTTGAGCTTATTAAGCGACTTAGAGATGATGCACAAACAAACTTGTCTCCATTGGCTGGAGCAAAAGACAAGAATATTGGTAACGCACAAAAGTTTGCCGCCAAACAATTGGAAAATCTTGCTGAACGAAACCTTCAAAACTTCAATCAGCCAGATGTGATGAATAACTTTAAGCAAGCTCGTCAAGATATTGCTAAGAGTTACACCATTGAGAAAGCATTGAATGCAACAACAGGCAATGTGTCTGGAGCAGATTTAGGAACTCTTGCTAGAAAAGGCAAGATCGTTCCTGCTGAACTGCAAACTTTAGCGAATGCTGCAGGTGCATACCCGACAGCCTTCCAGAATGTTGCAAGGATTGGTAGTGTTCCAGGCTTTAGTCCATTAGATATTGGAACTGCTGGTATTGCTAGTGCTGCCGCAGGAAACCCATCTGTTATGTTGAGTGCCGCTACAAGACCAACATTGCGTTCTCTTGCTGTATCGCCAATGTTCCAGAGGAATATGCTTCCTAGTTCACAGCCTCAGATGCCAGGACTGTTGAATCAGATTACGTCTAATCCATTGACAAACTATGGGTTAGGTCAAATGCCAGAATATGGCACAGAGCGTTTCTTGTTAAACAAGTGATATGAAAGACTGGCTGCTTGCAACCATTGCGGCAGTCAGTATGGTCTGCCTCATCATCTGGTGTGTCTCTGTGATGATCTGGGTTTGGACATGATTAGTTTTTTACTGGCTGTATCTATTGAATACAGGTGTATTAAGTGGACTTGGGTTGGTGATGTTTACAACCGAAAAGTCTACTGTATTGAATGGAAAAAGGTAGAGAAGAAATGATTCCTTTAGACCCGATTGCTGCACTTGATGGTTTGCAAAAAGCCATTGGAATGGTTAAAAAAGCCAGTAAGGTGGCTAATGACCTAGGCGGTTTAGCCCCAATGCTAGGGCAAATGTTTGATGCTAAAAGCCAAGCTACTAAAGCTATGCTTCAAGCTAAGAGCAAAAAAGGCTCAAACATGGGTGCTGCTCTTCAGATTGAGATGGCGCTAGAGCAAGCCAGAGCTTTTGAGGAAGAGTTAAAGATGCTCTTCATGCAGACTGGCAAGATTGATGTCTGGAACAAGATTAAAGCTCGTCAGGCTGAAATGGATCGTGATGATGCCAAAGAGATGGCAGCTCTAAGAGCAGAAGAGAAAAAACAGAAGCAAGCAGAACAAGACCAGTTGGAGATGGCGATGCTAATTGGCGGTATAGCTTTTGTAATCCTTCTCGTTGGTATTGGCATAAATGAAATGATTGATTTCTGTGCAACTACCAAGCGGTGTGGCAGATGAACCAGTACCAAAAAGACTTTGATTTGGCTCTAAGAATCATAGTTTATGGACTGGTAGCTCTATGGTTTCTTGGATTTCTAAAGTTTCTGCCTGATGATTTGGCAGATCGAGTGGTTAACCTGCTTTTAGGCAAGATTGGATTAGGAAAATGAAAATTTCCAGTTACCAAAGTAATGCTCAGATGTTGGCTGAACAACAAAGAATTATTCATCAGCAGAACTTAAAGCAATTAGAACGATTGAATCGGCAAGCTGACCAACAAGAGAAATTCCAAGAGATCAAAACTCATTGGGTAAAAGTTAACCAAGTGGATGTTATGGCATGAAATATTTGCTTATTTTTATAGCACTTATGCTATCGGGATGCGAAGACAGGTATCGGTATTTTTGTCAGAACCCTGATAACTTTCATGCCGAACAATGTCAAAAGCCTAAGTGTTTATTCACTCAAATGTGTCCAGAATATCTAGTCGCACCAATCTTGGAAAAAAAGGTTAATGATGTCCAACCAGAAAACAAACCTAACAACTGAAGATATTGAAGTTAGGGTGTGGGGATTTGTGGTCATTATCGTGACCCTCATCCTTTGCTTTATCGTCATTGCCTTGCTCTACTCTGTCACTTTTGTGACTCAGCCAATTAAGTCAATGGCTCCGATAGACCAAGCCTATACCAAGATGCTGAACGACATTGTTCTGCTAATTGTTGGTGGAATTGGTGGAGTAATGTCTAAAAGGGCTGTAGGAGCCGCTGCAAACGCTTTTAAGCCGACAAATCAGACTCCTCCTATGCAACCTATGTGCTATGGAAATAATGCGTCCTACGGCACATCTTACCCGCAAAACACTCATACATGGACTTCTCCATCGGGAGCGTTACCTGTGTGGGTGAATCCTGAGTTGGATGAAAGTTGGACACCTGGGCCACCTCCGACAACTCCTCCAGACCATCTGGAAGACAATGCCGAGCGTGAACACATGGCAATGGCACGAAAAGAGGTTGAATGATGTTTGGCATACCACTACCTTGGCTGATTCTTGGAGTAACTATTGCTCTGTTTGGCAGTTACAGGGGTGGTTATCACTTTGGATGGAAAGATCGAGATGCTGAAATGCAAATTGAAATTGCTCGTAAAAACGAGGAATCCAGAGCAAAAGAACAGAAATTAACTGAGCAAATCAATGCCAATGCAACCAAGTTACAGGAGACTACAAATGTCATCAATGAAAAGCAAACTGCTCTTGATCGTGCCATTCGTGCTGGCAGGGTGCGCCTCCCCACCGCCAGTTGTGTACAAGCCCCCTCAAATCCCACCCCTACCACCTCAAATACAGAAGCAACCAGTAAACCTGACAGACAGGCTAACGAAGCTTCTGATGCCGACAGAGCAACCCTTGCCGCCATCGCAGAAATAGTGGCTCAAGGCGATAGGAATACTGCCGCTTTGAATGCTTGTATTGAGTCTTATGAGAATGTTAGGAATCTTCTAAATGACAGTCAACGCTGAACAACTTAAAAAGCTACACATTGGTCCTGAGTGGGTTGATGCCCTAAACGCTACTTTTCAGCGTTTTGATATATCTACACCTGTTCGCCAAGCAGCATTTATTGGTCAATGTGGACATGAGTGTGGAAACTTCCGAATCTTGGAAGAGAACTTGAACTATCGTGCAGAGGCTTTGCAGAAGTTATGGCCTAAACGCTTTGATGCTGCCAAAGCACAGATGTGCGCTAGGAATCCTAAGTTGATTGCCAATACTGTTTACTCAAGTCGTATGGGCAACAGGGATGAGGCTTCTGGTGATGGGTATCGTTTCCGAGGCAGAGGTTGTATCCAGTTGACTGGATCTGCAAACTACCATCATGCAGGTCAAGCACTAGGTGTTGATTTCATCATGGAGCCTGATTTGGTTGCTACTCCACAATACGCTGCACTTACAGCAGGATGGTTCTGGGACACCCACAAACTGAATCAATTTGCAGATGTCCGAGATTTCAAAACCATGACCAAGAAAATAAATGGTGGATTCATTGGTCTAGAAGATCGAATAAAGCATATCAACCATGCTTTAGAAGTTCTTACAGCTTGATAAACAAGCCTTCTTTGCTCAGATAACCTTTGCGGTCTTTGATCTCCTCGTAAGCGCCTTTTAAGCACTCCAGTAGGTCAAGGTCTGCACAGGCACATCCCATAATCAAAGTCACTAGGATGTCTCCATAGGCATCTGCCATTGCTTCTCTGTCACCAGATTCAATGGCCTCAAAGAGTTCGTTTAACTCTTCTTGAGTTTTTGTTGCTTGGGCAAAGGCTGTACTGTTTTGTACGATTAGACGAGCTTCACCCCATTGGATGACCTTCATTTCTACATTTGCAAAGCTCATCTGATTCTCCTTATTGGCTCTTGATATTTCTCTGGTGGTGGTGGCATCATCTTCTCTGATGGTGGCGTCCAACCATGTTTTCTCCATAACGCTTGAACGTCTGAACCACTTTCCCACTTGAAATCCTTTGTTGGAATAGAGGGATAGCTTATCTTGGAATGTGGAGGTAATTCAATCATGCTGACCACTCTCTTTCATTTCTGCCTGAGTTGGACTTAACAGTTCTGCCTGTTAGGTTGATAAGGCCAATCTTCTGCATTTCGTTTAAGCGCCTGGCAACTTGGTTTCCTTCTAGTTTTGTCATGGCTGAGATTCCATCTTTTCCTAAAGGACCATAAGTCTGTAAGCATTCCAAGATGATTTGGTAATGTTTAGACGCTACTGGCTTGATTGATTCTGCTGCCTCAAATGAGGTTACAGGGTCTGTTGCTCTGACTCGTGGAAAGTCAGGCATCTTAAAGATTTTCTCAAAAGCACTTTTAATATCCATTATTCACTCCTGTTAAATGGGTGAGGTACTCGCTGCGTCCAAGTTCGTCCGACAGAATTGTCGCAAGGCATCCGCTTTCCCTCAAAAACTATCAAAACGGCATATCAGAGTCATCAAAGTTCGTTACTTTAGAACGCTCTGATGGCTTTGCTTGTTGTTCTTTAGGTGAAAGAGCCAGTCCCATGAACTTGCCGCCTTTACCTTCTTTTATCCATGCAGACAACCAATAGTCTTGACCATTGACTGTGATGTTTCCTTTGTAATCAGGATGATTTCCTGTTTCTTTTTTGTCGTTGCGGAAAAGTACCCCGCTGTTGTCCCGAACATTACGATTATCCATATTAAATTTCCTTAGCTTTCTTTAACGCTGTACGCACTTTACTAGGAAGCAGGGTCCAGAGAGCCACTTTTTGGTCAGCTTCTAGGTTCTCTGATTCCAACTTAACCCAAGCTCCCTTGGGATCACCTTGCTCACACATAGCAATCAGATCAACTGCCAGTTCATCAAGATACCTTAATTCCTCAATAGGAATGTTATCCATTGCACCCTGTGTTGGTGTAATCACAGGGGCTTGCTTCTCTTCTTTTAGTGGGGCAGATGAGTCAAGCGCATCATGCTCAACAATCTCCATTGCTGTCATCCAGAGATACCTTCTTTGGTATGTCTCTACAGCGCCAAGATTTTGAATGGCGTGAGCGCCCTTTAAATTGGCTTCTACCATTGGTGACGAAATAGAAAGACAAGTTCCATCTTCTGTATCTGTAATGGTCAAGTCTGCATAGTCTTTGGTGTAAGAAACCACACCACACAAACCCTCTTCATGGAAAATCTTATTGATCTGTGGAAGGAAGTCTCCCAGTTCAAAGTATTGATATCCCGCAAACTTGTTGTGGCCTGATTTTTTAAGCTCTGTGCCTTGAAGTCTCATACGTGCTGTCATTAGTTTCTTATGTACGCCCATGATTAAATCCTTTTATCTAACTCGTTTTCAATGATTTGTGTTTGTTGGTCAAGGTCTAAATCCTTGAACTCAATGAAGTCTGCTTCTTGGCAACAGACTATTTTGTTTCCCTTGATTGTCAAACAATAAGGACAGTATTGGATGTCTGAGAACTCTTCCACATAGGTTTGAAATAATGATTTCATTAGTGCAACCTATCAAAAGCCATTTCCCACAGAACATCGGCTGCCAGAATAGTGAGTTGGTCTAACTCTTCATCTGTTAACTCTGTTCCATCTTCATAGCATCCATAAGAGAAGTAGGCATCAGAGAAGTCTGGGTAATCTTTTGGATCTACTCCATCTACTTCCAGGTCTACAACCTTTTTTCCTTTTAATATCGGCATATTCACTCCTATCTGTTTATCAAAATTGTCCGTTTTTGCAATTCGTCCCTGTTTACGCTTGATGAATCAACCAGTTGAGAGCAAGTTTCGATGTCATTGCAACTTTTTAACTTGATGGACTTCAAGTGGTTAAGTTTCTCAACACCTGTAATGTGCCACACCTTTTTAGACTTTTTAATTAGGACAAACCCTAATATCTTTTAGTTTTTTATCATGATAGGCTCACGTCATGAACTACGAACACCTTGAACAACAATGTGCAGAAACCCTACATGGCTATGCAAACAGAATGGCTAGTGTCTATGTTGATGAGCCAGAGGACTTTACCGCTGCGGTAACTGCTCTGCTTGCTAGAACACTAGAACTTCACCTCAATCGTCCACTAAACCTAGAAAATCTGTATAAATGACTCAAGCTCAAGTAATTAAAGCACTCCAGAATGGACCTTTAACATCACATGAAGTAGCAAACTTAACTGGTATGCCACAAGCTACAGTCCTCTGTACTGCCAAAACACTACGCAAACAAGGTAGGTTAACAACAGATCAAGTCAAGGTAGGCAGACATTGGGTTGCTCAGTACACATTGGCTGAACATGAGGTAGAAAAGCAAGACAGCAATGTAAAGATAATCTGTGGCATCAAGACCTATGGGATCTTCTCTAAGGCTGAATATGCTCAGATGAAAGCACAAGCTACTCGATTGCTTGGCAAACAAGGTAAAAAAGAAATCACGAACAATCAATTTATTTGATACAATAATTTGAAACACGGCTAGTTCGGACTAATTACCCGATACGAAAAGCGAACCTCCCGCCTGCCGATTGTTTCTTTTTTGGAGGATTTGCGAGGATGCAGAAATGCACTATTACCAGTTCAATATTGGTGACTATCAAAGTCACACATCACATCTTTCTGACATTGAAGATTTAGTCTACAGGCGCTTACTTGATTGGTACTATCTTCACGAAGCACCAATTCCACTTGATGAAGTTGAAGTATCTAGGCAAATAAGGATGCGTTCGCATACCGAAAGCATTGCAATCGTATTGCGAGAGTATTTCGTTTGGACTCACGATGGGTGGATTCATCACAGGGCAAACAAGGAAATAGCTAAAGCTGATGAAAAATCAGAGAAGGCTAGTGCTAGTGCCAAAGCTAGATGGAGTAAGAAGGATGCGAACGCATTGCCTCCGCAATCCGATAGCAATGCTACACATAACACACTACCCATAACACAAGACACAAAACCAATTAAAGAGAACAAGAGAGGCTCACGCCTCACTCAAGACTGGTTTTTGACTAAAGCAATGGGAGAGTGGGCAACTCAAGAAAGACAAGACATTGATGTTCGTTTGGTTGCAGATCAGTTCAAAGATTATTGGATTTCTCAACCAGGTCAAAAAGGTGTGAAGTTAGATTGGGATGCTACTTGGCGTAATTGGGTAAGAAACACAAAAGCACAGAAAGCAAATCCTGCCGACATTGGAAGGATCACAGTTCCATCAAAGAATGAGCCTGACCCTGCTTTGGAAAAGATTAAAGCTGATGAAAAGAAGGCTGCACCAATGCCAGACCATATTCGTAAATACATTGCAGAAGTAGTGAGGAAAGCATGACAAAGAAAAAAAGAGCATATCTTCATGTAATAACTTTGCCTTTTGTAATTTCAGCATCATGGCAATTTTTAGATGTATGGCTTTGTTATCCAATTACATTGATATGTGCAATGGCATGGTTTGGTGCTTGCGTAAATTTGGCTGAAACAGATAAAGCATGAACTACTTTGAAGCAATGAAACTACTGGACAAGGTGCGTGAAGGCGTGCCTTATCCACTACATCTGATAAACAAAGCTTTAGAACTTACTGGTGACCTAGAGTAAACACCTATGGCGTATTCACGCAAAAACATTTCAAATGAGAGCGACAGAGTTGTTTTGGAGAAAGCCGAAGCAAGGGAAATATTCCGATCTTGGCAGACAACTAGAGATAACGACTTTGTACGAGCAAGAATTGAGAGATGCGAAAGAATCTATGGTACTGGAGCAAGAGATCGAGTCAGGACCTATATGTCAAGAATGAAAGAAGGACAAATTGAATGAGTTGGCTTTATTCGCAGGCGCTGGTGGAGGAATACTTGGAGGACAACTCCTTGGATGGAGAACAGTCTGTGCCGTTGAATGGGAACCATACGCAGCTTGCGTACTTGCCGCCCGACAAAATGACGGCCTTCTCCCGCCTTTCCCGATTTGGGATGACGTTCAAACCTTTGACGGCAGACCTTGGAGAGGAGTTGCTCAAGTCATTTCGGGAGGATTTCCATGTCAAGACATATCCATTGCAGGAAAAGGAGATGGACTTGATGGAGAGCGATCAGGAATGTGGCGAGAAATGGCGAGGATCATTTGCGAAGTGGGACCAGAGTACGTCTTTGTGGAGAACTCACCAATGCTCGTTTCTAGGGGACTTGGAGCCGTTCTCGGAGACTTATCCTCAATGGGGTTTGATGCGAAATGGGGAATTGTGGGAGCAAAAGACGTTGGTGCAAACCATCAAAGGGACAGAATCTGGATTGTGGCTCACTCCAACAGTAATGGATGGACTACCCGCAAGAAAGCCAGAAGCTTTGGAGCGTCAATATCAGAACAACCGAAAGGGCAGGACAACTCACTCAACTCTGAGGGAGCAAGTGGTTTATCCACCACCAAAGGAGATGTTCCCAACTCCTCGCAGTTGTTCAGCAATGGCATCCACGATAACTCCAGAGTCAGCATGGGACGAGAAGCGCAATCCAAATTTGGAGACAATTGTGGGCAGGAGAATGTTTCCGACTCCAAATGCTTGGGATGGCAAAAGGGGTCCAATGAGTGCGGAATTAATGGCAAAGAAGATCCATCAAGTATCTTTGGTGAGTGCGGTAGCGCAACTGGAGAGGGAGAAGTTTCCGACACCTTGCTCAACGGACTACAAGGGTGCAGGTCAGACAGGCCAACTAAGGGACAGACTGGACTACGCAGTAGAAAGAGGAGCCACGAAGAGCAAAACATTTACGGCTCCGACAGTACCTGGTGGTCAGTTGAACCCGACTTGGGTAGAGTGGCTCATGGGGTGGACGCTAGGGTGGACAGACTTAAAGCCATTGGTAATGGACAAGTCCCACTTTGTGCCGCCACAGCATGGAGGCTCTTGAAATGACATTTATAACGATGTTTACAGTCTACGGGGAACCAGTAGGGAAGCAAAGACCTAGATTTTCTAGGAGAGGCAACTTTGTATCTACCTACACTCCTCAGAAGACAAAGACCTATGAGGATGAAATTAGGTTAATGGCTAAAGCTGCAATGGGTGCTTCAGAACCTTTGGAGACACCTGTAACAGTCGCAATTTATATCAGAGTTGGAATACCAGTCTCCTACACAAAGCAGATGAAAAAGTATGCCTTGGAAGAAATACTTAAACCTACCAAGAAACCAGACATTGACAATATAGCCAAGTGTTTCTTGGATGCAATGAATGGAATCGTTTATCTGGATGACAAACAAGTAGTTAACTTGCACATCACAAAGTTATTTGCAGAAACACCTGCAGTAGAGGTTATGGTCAAGGAAGACTTAGGGTAAGTCCTAATAGTTTTTTTGTTTAACAAGAGTAAATTAACAGTTTTAACAGGAGTGAATTATGAGTACATGGGAATTTGACACAACAACAGGTGCAGGTAGCGAAGTGGTAACTGTCGTTTATGAATATGAAGTAGACGATGACAAGTCAACCTATAACGAATCTATCAAAGAAGTCTGGTTTGAAGGCCGTGATGTCGTTGGGTTGTTCTCTGATGAGCAATTCAAAGAGTTAGAGATGGAAGCTGCCATGCGTTTCCAACATCACAAGCTGAACTACAAGATGGAGGACGTATGACCCAAGATGAAATTATTGAGATGGCTAGAAAAGTTGGTCTGCCACATTGGTATCAAACCAAAGAAGTCGTAAACATTGAATTGCTTGAAGCCTTTGCCAAGCTAGTAGCACAGCATGAGCGTGAGGCGTGTGCATTTATTGCATTCAATGGGTGTCTTGTGCCTCCCGATGGTGGAAGTCCAACAGAAGCTGAAAGACTTATGTGCGAAGACATTGCCAACGCAATCCGAGCAAGGGGACAAGCATGATTTTAAATTTCTTGTTAATTTGTATTGGATGTTGGTTTATTGGCGGAGAACAAGGCTTTGGTTTGTTTTGTATTTGTTGTGCATTTTTAAAGGCTGAAGAATGAACATCACCATCTACACAAAATCTGGCTGCCCTAATTGCGTGACAGCCAAGAATCTACTTAAGACTTTGAATCTTGAATACAAAGAGATTGACATTGAAACTGGTGACAGGTTTGCTAACTTTGTTGCTAATTATCCAGAAGCTAGGCAAATGCCACAGATATTCATCAATGACCAAAGAGTTGGTGGTTTGGCAGGGTTACAGGCTGCTTTAAAGAAGTTAGGAATGACATGATTGAAGCTATTGGATATATGCTTATTGGCGTATTTTTTGCATTGCTTATTCCTTTTCTCAAAGCATTTGCTGAAGTTA